TAGAAGAATTGAACAAAGCGGCAGCAGGCTTGAAAGAAGAGGGAGATGTAGCATCCCTCATTGTGCTGGCAGAAGAAAATGGACTGGATAAGGCAGATGCAGAGGATTATGCAGCAGGTGAAATGGAAGAACTGGCAACACCATGTACCGCCGCACACGGAAGATTGAAAGTGGAATCAGGAGATTTAAAGATTGCCGGAGTGCTTATGGACTGGGTGGATGAAATACGTCAGGAGTGCCTTGAGAATGAAAAAGTATGCGCCGGAGTGATGAATCATTCACTTGTCGGATATATGGCCATTTTACTGGAAAAAGGATTTGAAGAAAAAGCGGTGGTAGACAAACGCATTGTGCAGCAGGCAAAGGAAGTGGCAAAAGTAGCAGACAACCATGAAATTTCAATCGGATTTCCTAATTTAGCGGAGCGAAAAGAGATAATCAGGACTTATTACGGAGGCACAAAATGAGACTAGCATACAAGGGATTTAATAAAGACCTCACCTGCACGATGGGAAATGGAACATTCCAGTACAAGCCGGGGGTCTGGTACAAAGAAGAAAAAGCACACTGTGCCAGGGCAGGATTTCATGCGACAGATAATCCGCTTGATGTATTGGGCTACTACCGAGAAGGACGCTACTTCATCGTAGCTTTGAAAGGGAATGTGGACGAGGATGGTCATGATACCAGGATAGCTGCTCCGGAGATTCAGCTGGTAAAAGAGCTGTCAAGGATAGAACTGGCAAGAGAGGGTGTCATGTGGATAGCAAATCACCCGCACATAGAGATAGAGGGTGTTAAAAAGAATACAGGAACAGCACTTGATGATTATGTAATCGTCAGAGGAAAAAATCCAACTGCAAAAGGAAAAATGGGAAGCACCATTTTTCTCCTGAAAGAAAATAAAAGTGGCGAAATAGCAGAATGTGCAGAGTATTTAATCGACGGAGAAGAATACTTGCCAGACACTTTCTATGATGTGAGAGGGAGGATGAGACAGTGAATAAAAAGCAGTTGAGTAAGCTGAGAAGACTTCCGGCCACAAATTCAATGGTTGCACTGGCAAAAATGCCGGGCAGAAAAGAAAGAAGATATACATGTGGCTTGAACAAATACAGATACAGGTACATGGCAAGATGCCAGTATCTGAACGGCATACTGAAACTTTCTATCTGTAAAACAAAAGAGATAAGAAAGGGAGAGACGGAGCCAAAATGGGATGTGTATTTAAGCCCTAGGGATAAGACATACATCACAAGAGAAAGACAGAAAGATGGGACATATAAATGGCGGACGGCAAAAGTAGACAATCTCGAATGGGAATGGGAAGAAGCCGGTGCGGATGAAAACTACTATATCAATCCTGAAGGAAAAGCTGCAATAAAAGCCATCCTTGAAACAAAAAACTCCGGTGTAGATGGAGTTATAGAATGGCAGAAGAAAGTCAGGACAGAAAAGATAGAATGTGAAGAGAAGAGAAAGACGGATAGATGGGATGCAGCCATGAAGGATGTTCCGGAGAACTATCCGGCAGGATTTGAAAAGTTTTGGAAAACAGAAGCATTCAGCGACCATTACATTTTTTACAAAGGAGCAGACGCAAAGACGGGTTACTGCACAGGATGCCTTCAGGAAGTTCCATTAAATAAAAAACCAAAGCATAATGAGTGGAACAAATGCCAAAAGTGTGGAAAGAAGATTGTGTATGAATCGAGGTCAAAAAAGAAAAATCCTATATGGTCATTTGGAGCAGCAACCTTGCTTCAAAGATACCGGGATGGGATTGTAAAAAGAATGTTCAGTTGTACCAGGATAGATACCGGGGCAAATATGGGACAGCCAAAATTAATCATAAGTGAAGTACAGAGAGTATTGCTGACGGATGATGGTGTGGAGACATATTGCTGGGAAAATTACAGATTCAAAGGACAAAGATGGAGAAAGCAGGATACAAGTTATTTTGAAGAAAGATACGCTAACCTTTATCGGAGAAATCTGTCAGCCCTTTTGAAAAATACAAGAACAACTTATAACATTGCAATTAAGCATGGATATAAAGGCGACCCTGTATTTTTTATGGAAATGGAAAAAAGGAATCCTCTGATTGAAAAAGTGTTCAAAGCAGGATTGTACCGGATTGGAAATGATTTAATAAAAAGGGATTACTTATACAGGGAGTTGGTTGATGAAGAAGAGCCGGAACTTATCAAGGCACTGCATATTGACAAGGCACGTTTGGCACGTCTGAAAAGGATGAATGGCGGAAGGTATGAGCTGTTGTGGCTACAAGATGAAAAGAAAAACAACGCCATATACAAGGATGAAGACATAAGGACACTTGCAAATGCAATGGTGGATGGTGCGGATAGCAGAATCTTTCAATATGTCAGTGTGGCAAAAGCAGCCAATTATTTGAGAAAGCAGCAGGCTATCAGGGACAGAAATCTTGTGGATCTTGCAAGGGACTGGGAAGATTATTTGTCCATGTTAGAAAAAAGAAATGCGGATATGTCAAACGGTATGCTTTTACGCCCGAAAGACCTGACACTGGCACATAATGAGCTTGTGATTCAAAATGACATGCTGGATAAAGGAAAAGAGATTGAAGAAAAGAAGAAAACTTTCAAAAATGCAGAAAAACTGATGAAGAGCGGAGCCCTTAAAAAATATGAATACCAGAATGAGAAATACTGCATTCTTTCCCCAACCGGAATTAAGGACATATACAACGAGGGAATGACTTTAAAACACTGCATACATACCTGTGATATTTACTTTCAGCGAATAGACATCCAGGAGACATACTTACTGTTCCTTCGAAGGACAGAAAAGCCGGATACTCCATGGTATACATTGGAAGTAGAACCTGGTGGAAATATCCGGCAAAAGAAATCAGTCCTCAATGAAGCCTATTCAGATCTGGAAGATGCAATGCCATTTTTGAAAGAATGGCAGCAATGGGTGAAGAAAAACCTTTCAAAAGAGGATGCAGCATTGGCAGAAAAAAGTGATAAGGCAAGAAAGAAAAATTATGGTCAGCTTCGAAGAGAAAAGAAGCTGATATGGCATGGAAGATTACAGGGAACCATGCTGGTAGATGCACTGGAAAGTGATTTTATGGAGGTGTGACATGGAAGAATTAAGGAGTATTGAAAACTATGAACAGTTCAAGCAGGCTCTGGACACGGAGCTGGAAAATCAGGCAGCAGGCTTCGTAAGAACCGGCTACCTGCTGAAAAAGGCAAGAGATACAGATATCCTTGCAGCATCCGGATACAGTACAGTAGCTGAGTTTGCAAAGGCGGAATACGGTCTTTCAAAGGATATTGTATCAAGATACATAGCCATTAACGACAGATATAGCGAGGGCGGTTATTCTGACCGCCTTCAGGACAAGTACGAAGGGTACGGAGTGGCGAAGCTCCAGGATATGCTCACCCTTCCGATTGAGGTAGTAGACCTCATATCACCGGAAATGACCAGAAAAGAGATTGCAGAAGTCAAGGCAGAGGTAAGGGAAGAGGAGGCCATATCACCGGTAGAGGTAGCCATTGAGGGCGAGGATGTGCAGCAGGCAGACATGGATTTGAGCCAGAAGGCTATCTTCCAGTACGCAAAAGACAATCCGGAGATATTTAAAAAACTGCTTAAGTGGAAAAAAGATGGAGATTCAGAAGAGCTTGAGAGCATCCTTGCACCATCCGGAATCGCAGTTCTGGCTTCCCGTCCACAGGGAATCGGAAAGGTATTCACATCCTTCAAGGGAGAAGGACAGCCGGTGGATATCCTGGCAGTAAGGAGCAATGAAAAGCAGACCTTGAGCATGGATGAGTATGCGGAAAAGGTAAGAGAGGTATTTACGCCAATGGCAGATATGCCGGATGCATATGAAAAAACCTTCGGAGTTGCACCGGTGCAACCGGAAAACGTTCCTGAAAAGCCAGAAAACGTTCCTAAAAAGTCGGAAAACGTATCAGAAATACCAAAAAAGCCGGAAAACGTTCCCCAAAAGCCGGAAAACGTTCCTGAAAAACCAGAATGCGAGGTATTTTCCGGAGAAGTTGTGGATAATGAGCCGGAAGAAGTACAGGAAGAAAAAGCTACAGAGGAAGCTCTGGTGGCAGCAGGCTTGGACAAAAATGTATTAAGAGGATATGCAGCGGCAGTGAGCACCAGCATTAAGAAGCTGGACCGCCTTTGGGAAAACCGGGAACTGGAGAAGTGCCTGGAGGAATTAACAAGCATACGTTGGAGAATAGAACAAATTCAGAAGAATGGAGGGAATGCAGAATGAAACCAGTAGAAAATGAAGAGTTAATAGAAGCAGACATAATAAGAGTATTTTTCCACAGCGAGAATGAAACCTTTAAAGGCCTGGAATTAATGCCTACAGAGGAAGAGAAAGAGACATTAACTTTTGAAGATATTTATAATCTGGCCAAGAAGAACGGACTGGCAGAGGAGGATATGTACATTCTTATGATTGCAGAGAATCCGCTGAGCGGAAAAGTTTACAAGCACGGCAATTATAAGCCATGGAATACATGGTATGAATGCGGAGAGACGGAGGGATTTGCTTAATGAAAAGACGAAGATGCAAGCAGTGCGGAAAGCTGTTTATGCCAGTAGGCAAGGAAGTAATCTGCTCAGTGAAGTGCCGACAGGAACGGATGAAGGAAAGAGCAGAAAGAAGAAAGGCGGCATATAAGAAGCCGGAACTTAAGGTAGGAAGTATTGCCTGGGTAAATGAAAAAGCGAGAGAAGCAGGCATGACATACGGAGAGTATGTGGGAAGGAGTGGGATTTGATGGAAAGATTAACAACAAATAAAAAAGTGTCAGAGATGGGAATGGTCGAATTGGCGCATAATTGCAGCTATGTAGATGCTGAGCGTAATACAAGGTATAGAGATTTTGAGATGGAAATGGACGCACGGGATTTTGCCAGAAACCTCATGGTCACATTAACGAAGGACGAATTGCCATTAGATAAAACAGAGTTTGACGAAGAGATTCTGGACAATTTAACTATAGACCCGTTTTCAGATGTACGAGGATTGATTGCAGTATTTTATCGGAATCTGTGGGCTATGGCTGATTTGCGAGAAAAGTTGAAATGTTATGAGGATGCCGAGGAGCAGGGCTTACTACTGCAGTTGCCGTGCAAGGTGGGAGACAACATCTATATCATAGAACCTTATGGAATTGAGGAAGCAAGTATAACAGGAATTTCGGAAGCGGATGATATTGATTGCTTTTGCTTTGAAGTGTATATCGACCCAGATTACCATGAAATCATTGCACTTGAAGAATTTAATGATACTTGGTTTTTATCAAGAGAGGAAGCCGAAGCAAAGATGAAAGAAATGGAGGGTAGAGCACAATGAGAGAATTCATGAGAAGAGTTCCAATAAAAGCCAGAAATAGGGAAAAAGACCCTGTGAGAGACATACTGCAGAAGTGGCCAAAACTGATAGCGTGGCTTGAAGGAAAAGAATACTTTACAGCCCCAGCATCAAAAGACCATCACGGGGCATACAAGGGTGGACTGATGAAGCATTCGATCCAGGTGGCATATGAGCTTGAGAGGATAACCGTAAAGATGGGCTTAAGGTGGGAGAGACCGGAAAGCCCGGAGATAATAGGATTACTCCATGACGTATGCAAGCTGGATGATTATCATACTGTCTCAATTGGGGACGAGCCGGCCAAAACTGGAATTGAACGGAACAAAGAAAGACTGTACCCAGGACACGGAGACAAGAGCCTTATCATGCTGATGGGATTAATAGATCTCACTGAAGAAGAGAAAATGTGCATCAGATATCATATGGGAGCGTTCACAGAAAAGTCAGAATGGGAGTTTTACAGCCGGGCGGTGCGGAGATACCCGAATGTTCTGTGGACACATACAGCAGACATGATAGCTTCTCAGATAAAGGGTGTGTGAAAAAATGAAAGAAGAGATTGTTAAAATGATGGTTGGAATGTCCGGAAGATACAGTTATCATACAATCTTCCAGGACTGGGTGGCGGTGATGGCAATCGCAATTCAAAACAATTGTGTATTGTGGCATGACAAGATATGGCAGGAAAGAGAGGAGCATTATAAAAACATTATGAGTAAATACGAGAGAGAAGAAAGGATTAAATTTATTCAAATGTTCGAAATGCTCACGAACCAGTTTGAAGAAGGGAAGATTACAGATGTGCTCGGTGAGATATACATGAGTCAGAATAGTGGGAACGGAAGGCTGGGACAGTTCTTCACACCATTTCATCTGTCAGAATTAAATGCCAGGATCATAATAGAGAATCAGCTTGAAGACTATGATGGAGAGAAAAAAATAGAAGTAAATGAGCCAAGCACAGGTGGTGGAGGAATGCTGATTGCACTTTGTAAGATATTAAAAGAAAGAGGAATAGACTATCAGAGAAAACTTGAAATCACAGCACAGGACCTTGATTGGAATGGAGTATACATGACTTATGTCCAGCTTAGCTTGCTTGGAGCAAAGGCAACAGTAGTACAAGGAGATACGCTATGTGAGCCTTATGTGCAAGGAGTGACACCTGAGTACAGGATTCTCAGGACACCAATGAAAACGGGGGCTTTAATATGAGCGATGCGAGAGAGATGCTTGTAGAAGACATCTGTATGTATCTTGGGGCAAAAAACATTAATATTCAGGACATAAAAAACGAGCTTTACATAGTGGTAAATAACTATGCAGTTGAAAAAGAAACGACAGAAATCGTGGAATATGAAGGAGACGTAAATGAGATATTAATAAAACGCTTCCTTGCTTCAAAGACGATTCAGGGATGCACGCAGAGGACAATTCGCTTTTATGCAGCAGAATTGAAGAGATTTAACGCATTTGTCAACAAGCCATTTACGCAAGTTACGGCAGATGACATACGCTACCTGACAGCAAAGAAGCTGACCATTGATAAGGTCAGTAAAACGACCGTTGGGAACACACAAAGATGCTTATCATCATTTTTTGCTTGGATGGAAAAAGAAGAAATCACAGAAAAAAACATAATGCTCAAAGTGGAAAAGATGAAGAAAGAGAAAAAGAAGAAAAAAGCATTCACAGAGACAGACATAGAAAAAATAAGGGATGGATGCAAGACAGAAAGGGACAAGTGTCTTGTAGAAGTGCTCCTTTCCACATGGTGTAGGGTATCAGAAGTCATTAATATGAAAATAAGTGATATTAAACCGGACGGATCCATGACGGTATTGGGAAAAGGAGAGAAAGAGCGTACAGTGTATCTGAATGCGAAAGCACAGTATCAGATAGATAAATATCTTTCGCAGAGGAATGATAAGGAGGACTGGCTTTTTGTGGCACTGGACGAACCGCATGAACAATTGAAAAAATCGGCAATAGAAATAAGAGTGCGGCAGATTGGAAGAAAGCAGGGAGTGGAGAATTGCCACCCTCATAGATTCCGGAGAACTGGAGCAACCTTCGCATTAAGAGCCGGAATGCCGATTGAGGACGTGTCGAGGATACTGGGGCATGAGCAGTTATCGACTACGCAGATTTATTTGGACATTGACGATGAAAAGACACATGCATCGCATAAAAAATACGCTATGTAAAGTCAAAGGTGCAGCAGGCTAGAGAGGAGGCATGAATGGAGCGGAGAGTAGTCAAGCAGATAGTCAGAGAGACATTGAGGGAGCTCATAGACAGTGAAATGCTGGAAGAACCGTACAAGCTCATAGAAAGGATAGTTGAGAAGGAGCTGGAGGCATTTTTCAAGCAGGAGAATAAGAAGATGTATCCAGTTCTTCAGAAAATGAGTAATGACCCGTATATCGATATTATATATGGCAGATACCGGGATGATATGAGCATGACAGAGATAGCGGAGCAGTTGGAGATTGACAAGACAACAGCTTACCGCCATAAGAAGAGGCTGATTGTGCAGATATATGATGAATTGAACAGACCACAGAGAAAGGGCAGGGCTTGAAACCTTGCTCTTTCTTAAAATAAACGGTTGACAATATGCACCTACAGATGTATCTTGATATTAAAGAAGTGCGTTTACCGGATTTACTGGAGAAAGGAGAAATCATGAGCCATTTAAAAGATGAGAGAGAAAGAAAAAAATTGACGCAGGCGAAACTTGCCGAGCTATCAGGTGTCAGCCTCCGGATGATATCATATTATGAGCGGGGATATAAGGATATTAACAAGGCGCAGGCGGATAGCCTGTACAAGTTGGCAAAAACGCTGGATTGTAGCATGGAAGACCTGATGGAGCCGGTGGAATAGAAAGGGCTGTTATTCTCATATCGGTATGCACCTATAGGTGTATAAAATATACAAAAATCAGCATAATTTTTATGTATTATGCCAATAGACATTATGCACCTACAGGTGTATGATAATATCAACAAGAGGAAAACAAACACAGAAAGTTGAGGGCAAAGGATATGAGATATGATAAATCAGAAATAATGAAAAGAGCATGGAGAATATACAAATCACAGGATT